GAAGCTAATGAGGTAGTTAACAACGAACAAACTTTGTTAAATGGCGAGGGTGCACTTGATATAGTTATGGAATCAACTATACCGTATGGTCAGCAACCACAGCATAAATCATTAGCACAACGCATGACCGAAGGCGCTATCAGATTAACCAATAAGTTTGCTGATGATTGGCGCCTACGCAGCGAAGCGTATAAAGCAATAGGTGGTAATTTGGCTGATTTGCGAAAAGCAATGAGTGTGCAGCGCACGTATGATATTACCACTGTAAAAAACATCACCGATTTAGCGCAATCGCTGATGGAGAGTGGCTTATTGACCGACCTTAATACAGGTGAAGTAAAACGATTGCTATCTGCAGTCAAAAATGCAACCGGCGTGAAGGATGCCAGCAAGCAAATAGAGGTAGTGTATAACATGATGATTAACTCCCAAGTTAAGCAAATGAGGACCTCATTTGAGAAGTTGCTTAAACTAGGAGATGGCAAAGTAAATGCTCATGGTGTTGAGGTTATAAACAAGCTCGACGAGGATGGCATGTTGTTTATGCGTATATTCAATCGTGGCTTAGCTACATCTGAAGACACAATAAAAGACCGTATGTCCCAATTGGCAGAAGATATGGTTAGCACAGATGCTAAAGTATCTGACAGCGCCAAGATGGAGTACAATGCTCTTCAATTGGTTCAGCAATATAGAGATACGGTAGGTAATATGGAGCAAGAATACATTTCACTAAAGCAAGAGCTCATTGATGCAAAGCGAGATAAAGAGCAAGGCAATTTGAGCGCAGAAGCTTATAAAGACTTTGTAAATCTTGTAAAGAATGCTCTTCGTTCTAATCGCCTAGAAACAGCGGAATCTTACCGAGCAATGACAGAGGGCTTGACCGATGCTCTATTGGGTAGTGTCGATGCTGTAACGGCATTCCGTAATGCACAGCGCCAGCGCGCATCAGATATCATGCATGATGCTAACAGTGATATGTTGGGGCTATCAGCTGAAGGTCAACGTGAAACAACACTTTCTCAAAAGATTGTAGGGAATCCTTTGGTACAATTATTCTCACTACCTTTAGCAACCTTTGAATCGATGTTTAAACTATTTGGCCGACGTCACCCAGCAGGAGAAGGCTATCTCTATAACCGATTTATGAAAGAAGGTTATGTGAAAGCTCTAGAAAATGAGCGCAAAAGCAAAGTGCAAACATTGAAGATGCTTGATGATAAAGTTGCAGAAATATTTGGTAAAGACAAGAAGTGGGATGACTTTGCCAAAATATGTCATGATGCAAAATTGTCAAATGGAGAGCGCACACATGTCGTAACATTCTGGAATGATGGATTGCGTGATTATAAGCTTCACAGTGGCAATTTGTTATACATTTACATGCTCAGCAAGGATGAGGATGGTATGATGAAGCTTTGTCGTATGGGAATACGTGAATCTGATATCGAGGTAATAAAGCAAGCTTTGGACCCACGATTGATAAGAATGGCAGATTGGTTGCAAGATGAATTCTTTAAAGTTACCAGAGATAAGTATAATGAGACTCACAAGCGTCTATTTGGTATATCAATGGCTGAAAACGATAACTATTGCCCTATATCAATAGACAAGCATATGATTAAGCGTAACCGCGATGTCAAGAATACTGATGACGATAACATCAGGAGTTCTGTAGTTGTTGGTTCAATCATCAAGCGTACAAAGAACTGCTTGCCAATAAACTTGCTGGAAAGCGATGTTTACAACCGAGTTAGTGACCATGTGGAGACGATGGAGCATTGGGCAGCATTCTCAGAACTTGCTAAAGACTTGGGTACACTATTATCCTACAATAAGTTCCAAAATAAAGTTAGGTCAATGTCATCTGTGCTTGGTCAAGGCGAGGATTTATTTAATAAATTCAGAACGGTATGTGCGATAGCCACAGGTGATTATTCACCGAACTCAAATCGTGTGGACCGCATAGCTGTAAATTTGGCAAGGTTGGGTACTCAGGCGAAGGTCGCTATACGTGTTTACACAGCGTTCAAGCAATTAGCTTCTATGCCGGCATTTATTACAGAATCATCACCTAAGCATTTAGTGGCCAGCTTGGCAAATCCTGTAGGTGCATTTAGGTGGGCACTTGAGAATCTTCCGGCATTTGAAAAACGCTGGATAGGACGTCTTGCAGGTAATGAAAAGCTTATACCTCAGGATATTGATTGGAAGTGGACTCAGAAAGAACTGGTTCAGAAAATGGGCCGTATTGGTATGTTGCCTAATGCGTTTGTCGATGCAGCTACAGTTGCAGTAGGCGCAAAAGCTATGTACGAATCAAAGAAGGCCAAATACTTGGAATATGGCTATACTGAGGAGATTGCAGACCATAAAGCAAAAACCGATGCAACAATTCTCTTTAATAAGACTCAGCAATCCAGTGAGGGCGCATTCTTGGCCCAGATACAAGTGGCAAGAACAGTATTTGCAAATATGTTTACGGTGTTCCGTAATGCATCAATGTCTTATCAGCGTGTTCATTTAGAGTCAGTGAGAAACCTTAAGAGAAGTCTCACTCAGAAAGATGATATGCTGAAATTCTTGAAAGTTCAATTTGAGCGTGATGGCTTGACAGAGGCACAAGCAGCCGTTGCAGCACAGAAGGAGTATCGACGTGATATGTTGAGGAATGCCGGTAATTTAGCGGTATTTGGTTGTATTATGCAGTTGGCATGGAACTTGATGAGTAAGGCACCATATTTGGTTATGGGTGCCGGTCTTATGTCATTACTCAATAGCGATGATGACAAAGATGGCAAGGACCGTCGTGATATGATTAGAGATGAGGCTGTTCATTCTATCGTTGGTGGTTTGACGGAAGGGCTTACCGGTGGTGATATAATCAGTAATATAATTACAGATAAGTTGGTACCCGGAGAGATGAATGCATCTTTAGAGAAGGATTTACCGACATATAGTGACCTTAAGAACATCTATAAAGAGTTTGAATATGACCAAATATCAGCATATAGCGATGTTATTGATGTGTTAGCCCAAACAATGACAGGTTGGTCACCAAAGGTGCTATCAGATGCAGCTATTGCAATCTACGATTATGCTAACGGCGAGCCAGAGATGATGCACGAAATAACAGTACTGATAGCCCGTATAGCTCAGGTGCCACAATCACAACTTGATAAAGTGTATTTTGAGGAGCTTGATTGCACGGCGAAGGACGCCAAAAACTTTACACCGGAACAGGTTGCAGAAAGATATGCACGCTATAAGGTGATGAAGGGCACACCTCTATTGTATTGGGTGAGCGACAATAGTAAACGTCTTGCAGGGCAGAAGAAAAAAGCCATAACGACCATTAAATCACGAATGGAAAGTATGTTTAGTGATGAAGTCAATAGCGATTATGACCACTTTAAGGAAGAGAATGATGCTATTAAGAATAAAATTGATAGCATTGAAGAAGGTGATGATAGCTATGGCGGAATGCAAAGTATGGCTAAATTAGCATCAACTGTTGATTTAAAGGCTTATTACCGATGGAAGGATATGGATAAGATATTCAATAAATTGTCCAAAGGATATGTTAAGGCCCAAACACCAACAGAGGCCAATGGGTATCTGGAGCTTCTACGTTGGTACAAGCCTAAGATGATAGAGGTGATGAAAGAAAAAGACGCCACACAACAGCAGAAGTTATATCAAGAATTGATGCAAAAGTATGGTGAGTTTGTTTCATTCCTGGGGCAAAATGCCACAAGCAAGAGCGCGTAAACCTTTATTATAATTGAAGGAGGCCATTGGTAATATTTTTGTTATCAGTGGCTTCCTGTTTTTTATTGACGTTGTATAAATTGCGCAAAGGTGAAAGATAAAGAAATGCGCCTATTAAGATATAGTATTTTTGTTGTGAAGAAACCAAAGATAAATGGCAACTGTAGAGATTATATATAGCAAAAAGCGTGTCAAGCCATCTAATGAAGAGCTTGATACGGTTCAGCGTGCTAAAAACAATGGGTGTGATTATAAGCGAGCTGTAGATATTCTGATGCAGGCCCAGCAGTATTGGTTCAATATGTGGAAATTCCGTCGCGACAGGAAGCGTAATAAAGATTATTGCTATGGAGACCAATGGAAAGACCTTATTGTCGTTGATGGAAAGCAGATGACCGAAGAGGATTATATACGCCGACAAGGAAACGTCCCATTGAAAAACAACTTAATAAGACGATTGGTAAGAAATGTTCTAGGCGTATATAGTAGTCAATCCACAGAGCCAACATGTACTGCACGAGACCGAGATGAGCAGAAATTGGGGGAAACAATGTCTGTAATTCTGCAGTGCAATATGCAATTAAACCGTTCGGCAGACCTATTGGCACGAAGCATGGAAGAGTTTCTCATTAGTGGTTTGGTGGTCCATCGCAAATGGTATGGTTGGAGAAATGATAAAATGGATTGTTGGACGGACCCTGTTCAGCCCAATAATTTCTTTATTGATAATCACATGAGAGACTATCGAGGATGGGATGTTAGTTTTATTGGTGAAATACATGATGTAAGCTTTGAAACATTATGTAGCCAATTCGCATTATGTGAGGCAGACTATCAAAAGCTCGCTGAAATATATGCAGATGCCCGAGATAGAGATTATCTGATGGGAGTTATGCACAGTTTTGGTTATGGTGATGAGGATATGAATTTGGACTTTTTAGCGCCATTTGACACTACACGCTGTCGAGTCATAGAGGTGTGGCGCAAAGAGTCAAAGCCACGATTCCGTTGTCATGACTATAATAGTGGTGAGGTCTTTAAAATAGATGTTGAGGACTTTGATGTAATGGTTACCAAAGTGAATATGGAGCGATTACAGCGAGGTGTGGCACAGGGTATGTCACCTGATGATATTCCACTGATAGAATCTTCGTGGATGATGGATGAATATTGGTATTACTATTATTTGTCACCACGTGGTGATATTTTAGCTGAAGGAGAAACACCTTATGCTCATAAGTCTCACCCATATGTATTTAAAGCTTATCCATTTATTGATGGTGAGATACATTCTTTTGTATCAGACGTTATTGACCAACAACGCTATACTAACCGATTGATAATGATGTATGATTGGATAATGCGTGCCAGTGCAAAAGGTGTATTATTAGTACCTGAGGGGAGCTTGCCGGAGCATACATCACCAGAGGAATTTAGCGAAACGTGGGCAAAATTCAATGGAGTATTATTCTATAAACCAAAAGCAGGTGTGGCAGCACCGACACAAATAGCCAACAATTCCACCAATATTGGTATTAGTGAATTGTTGAATATGCAATTGAAATTCTTTGAAGATATCAGTGGCGTAAATGGCGCTTTACAAGGTAAACCTGGATACTCAGGAACTTCCGGAGCATTGTATTCACAGCAGGTACAGAATGCCACCACGTCACTTCTTGATTTGTTGAATAGCTTTTCTCAGTTTGTTGTGGATTCAGCGTATAAGGATGTTAAGAATATCCAGCAGTTCTATGACGAGAAGCGAGTATTTAATATAGCAGGTAAGTCAGCAATATTTGAATATGACCCTGAAAAGATACGTGATGTAGAATTTGACCTTTCAATCGTTGAGAGCACTGCAACACCTGTTTACAGGGCTATGTCAAATGATTTCTTAATGGAAATGTGGCGAGCTAACCAGATTACATTGCAACAACTTTTGCAAGCCGGTGATTTCCCATTTGCTGATAATCTGTTGCAAAGCATACAATCATCTCAAGAACAGATACAAGCTAATCAGCAACCACAAGGTATACCGTCTGATATTTCTTCACAAGTAAGTGAAAATTCAGATGAACAAGCAGTTGATATGGCGGAAAAAGCACTTAAAAACTCATGATAATAAACAAAAGGATTCAGGAAAAACACTGCAAAAACAACAATGATACACATAGATGAGAAGAGAGGGCGTTGCTTGTGAAAGTGGCGCTTTTTTGTGCATTATATAGTAGCTTCAGAAATTTGTGTTGTACGTCCCGGATGTTTATAATTGTGTGATATAGTAGGTAGCTCCATCTCATTAAAGCACACATGAAGCCCGATGGCACGTGTCATAAGGATATCGTCATGCTTACCTTTGATTGCTGAGTAAGAGCCATTTGGCCGTTTCTCATAACATAAATACTCTTCAATGCAATTGATATCTCGTTCAACATATGCATTTTCACGAATGACCTTAATGAGATTTGATATAATCATAGGTTTTGTATTGATGTTTGTGTGGAATCCATAGTTAATTGGGGCATGAGCAGCTATCGCTTCCTGAGATTGTTGGCGTGCATATAAATTAGGGTAGACATCTTTGATTTGGTTGAGGATGAATGAGGATTGATTACCCTCCACTTGTCGTTCGCGGTCATGGGTTTCAAGAGTATTGGACTCGATAACCAATAGGGCATTATCATAGTAAGTTGCTATTTGTGCTGATTTCCAAGCTAAAATATCAATATCAATGTGGCCACGCCATTGAGCGACAATGGTGGGCCGACCACCATCAATCATAAAGAGTCTATCAATTACGACAATAACACTCCAGTCCGCTTTGTCAGAACGACCGCCGACATCTACAACAACCAGGTAACGGTTGTTTATCGTCTCTTCAGGGTCAGGTGGGTCAGGTTTTGACCATATCCACAGAACTCCTTGAGAGTCTTCAGAGAAACGTACATGTTTCATAGCCTTTGCACCGGAGTCTCCATCACCATATACATCACCAATGAATCGTGGCGGACGGCATGATGCTTTGATGTTTTCAACTTGATACTTATCGAAAACACGGTCTCCAGAGTAAGAAAAAGCTTCAATGTCATCGGATGGGTTTTCAGAGGCCATTACAGAGAACGAGCTGCGTCCTTTGCGTTCTTCTACATACCAGTGTATGCCCTCTAATGTAGCTCCTAATTTCCAAAGGTGCCATAGGTATATGCCCGGCTCTTCACGAGCTGAGTTTACATTGTTATTCTTGCGGTTTTTGTATAGCCAATAGGCGAATTTTTCTTTATCATCTTCAGTTTCAAATGGTAATGTGTCATTTTCAATTTCATACCACGGTACGAATATAGGTTTGTATTGGGAAATTCCCTCTTTTGCGCCTGAATATTCATTATGGAAAAATGTGCCTACACCTTTGGCCGTGGATTCAAGAACAATCATAGTGTATGGTTGAAGCAGAACACCAGAACATGCAGATTGTACAATATCTTCAGGTGAGTGATTATCTGTGTTTTTCCACACACCAACTTCAGAAAGATGCACCAGCGAATGGTCACCACTACGACACGAATCAGGATTTTCTGCCGTACCAATCTGTATATTACAATTACGTTGAGGAATGCGGTGTATAATACCGGCTCGGTCAACGCCAACCATCTTCCTTTCCAGTGGGTCATACATTTCATTGGCCTGATGCAACATGTTGACAGGATAGGCATCAAGCATTTTACGAAACATCTCTTTGATGGTTGTGGATGCTGAGGATACGTGTGCTATTATGAGTGAGTTGAGGCCGACGCGATGACACATTTGTAGCCATGCCATATAAATTTGAGTGGCGGTAGAACCGCCCCATTGACGGGCCTTGAGCATTATGATGCGAATAGGTTTACCATTACGCCGTAACTCTTCAAGTATGGTGATATAGCGACGTTGAGGCCGATTAAGACGGAATAAGACATCAGCGCCACCACCTTTCTTTTTAATATAAACAAAGGTGGCAGCCCAAAACGCAAAATCATGACGGCAACGAATGCGAACAAACTGGTCAATCACTGCTAGTCGATTTTCATCAGTATTAGCGACTTTAAGGCTCTTTTCTAGAAAATTTGAGATAGTATGATGATATCTAAGTTTTTTGACTAGAGGCTCAGATAACATATCTACAGGTAGCCATTGTTCTGTAAGGGGAAAGTCAGTGATTGAAATTTTAACTCTATCACCGATAGAACCTTCTCCGGTAATAGGATTGAATGTACGTGAGTTTGCATTGTTGCGACGTTGATTTTCATTGATGATGTCAAGTATATCTTTATCCATCAAGCGATTTTAGCTACTTATAGTTACGAAAGAATGCTTTGCGATTTTTTTGTATAATTCGTTTGGCCGAAGATGGTGTTATATAAAATTCAGGTGCCGGTTGCTCTATGACAGAATTAACCAGCTGTGATAGTGGCGCTGTGGTATTTGTCTTTCGCAGTTCCATAACTCTTCTGAATATTTCCTGAAACATTCTTTGCTTTGACGGATGCATAGAGGTTAGCGGTCTACCTCGTAGCATATCTGATATAACTATAGATGCTCGTTGTGATGACACGTAAAAACGTGGTGCCGGTCTAGCCACTATTGTAGTTAGGAGCGTTAAGGAACGGATTGTGTGATGTGAGCGAATATACCTAGAATATGCGCACAATAAATCATAGGCTCGCTGGTCACTGTGGATGGATGTACTTCCAAGATACTTCATAGTCAGAGATTTACTTTTAAACCGGGCAAGAATGGTGATAGGCAAAAATAGATAACTATGGATAAAGATAAAAATAGCGTTGGTGAAAAAAGATTTATATTTGGGCTAATGAATTTTATATGAAATTTTAATCCTAACAAAATGCCTGAAAATAAAGAAGTTAAGAGTAAACGAGATGCATTATTGGAACGGATGAAAGGTAAATATCCTGACAAAAGTTTTGATGATGATGAGGCGCTTTACGGTCAAATCGGTGATGATTATGATGCTTACGATAAAGAAATCAACACGATGAAAGACCGAGAGGGGAAATTTGCACGTATGTTTGGTAAGGACCCACGTTCAGCGCGATTAATGATGGATTGGAAAGATGGTCAAGACCCGGCCATAGGGCTTATACGCTTGTATGGAGAAGACATTATTGATGCGATAAACGACCCCGAAAAACAAGAAGAAATCGCTGCTGCTAATAAGGAATACATGGACCGAGTATCGCAAGAAGAGGAGTATTCCAAGCAGTATGAAACAAATTTGGCTCAGTCTTTGGAGGAGTTATCTAAAATTCAGCAAGAGCAAGGTCTCAGCGATGTTGAAATAGATGAGACTATGAGCGAGCTTATGACAATTGTCAAAGATGCTATTTTAGGCAAGTTCTCCAGAAGTACCATTGAAATGATGCTTAAGGGTAAGTCTCATGATAATGATGTTGCAACAGCATCTAACGAGGGAGAAATACGTGGACGAAATCAAAGAATTGAAGAAAAGTTGCGTAAGCCACAAGATGGCGATGGCACCAAGGTGCTTGATGGCATGAATACACAAGCACCGCAAAGAGTTAAACGTCGTACCATCTTTGATGATGCACGAGAAGCACAGTAATGAAAGGTGAGGTGGTGAAGTTCCCGTCTTCAGCAAAGATGGTACTATCGAAAGGCACAGCCGGTTTAAATTGTCATTTCTCAGGAGCCGTAACTGTCAGTAACATAGCGAAAGCAACAGGAGGTATAGCTCCGGGGAATTTAATAGAACTAAATACATAAGTTTTTAACACATAAAAGAGAAAATTAAAATGCCAGAAACAAGTAGCACAGCAGTAGAAGCGGTTGAAGTTAGCACTAATGCAACGTTAGATGCAACAGGGGGAACCGCTGGATTACAAACACAAGTGCCCGGTGCACCTACCACAGTAAGTAGTTTGGCCGGAGCGACCGGAGGTATTAATCCCGGTAATCTCGTTGAGGTAGATATTGATGAGGAGCTTTATAGCTTTAAGTCTGATGATACCCCATTAACACAGTTGGCCCTTAAGGCCAAAAAGGTGCCTGTAAAATCACCTGAAATTGAGCACTTCATGTTAGATGAAGCTCGTTCAACAATCAGAACCACAGGTGATATTGCAGGTGGAAGCGTTCTTAATGCTATATTACCATTGGCATCTGCTGACCAAAGTTTGCCACAGGTATATGGTACTCTTTTGGTAAAGAATATTGACGGATATTCTCAAGATGGACAAACAAAGACTCCCGGTAAAGACCTTATGTTGTTTGTAACCGGAAGAGATACTGTAACTAATAACCCGGTTGTCCGTGCAGTAAATGGTCCTAAAGCATCACGCACCGATGAATTTTGTCAAATGCCGGCAATTCCTGAAGGCACAACATTAGTAATCCTTTCAAATGCTCTTTATGAGACTCAAAAGGAAGTTGCACCAGACTTGGTAATTCCACAACCTAGATTGATTTATGCCCAAAAACGAGGCTTGAATCAAATTGTTTCCGATTACTTTGCAGCACAGAAGAAACGTATACCGTTTACTAAAGCATTAATTGCAGAACAGCAATTAATGAACTTTAAGGTGAAGGCAAATCGTACATTCTGGGCCGGTAGAGCTAGCAAGTTCCCTGTTGAAACAAAGCTTGGGACTCAATACATCTACACAACTGAGGGTATTCGTTGGCAATTTGTAAAAGAATTACAACACCGAGGTAAGTGGACCGTTGAGCAATTTGTAGCCCTATCAAAGATGGAGTTCACCGGAGAAGATGTTCCTAAGTATGTTATGCTATTGGCAGGTAAGAACTTCCTAGAGAATATTCAATGTATTGACTATTCAAACCATCCGGAAATTAAGTTTACCGTAAAGACAAATACTGTTGGTTGGGAAATTACCAATATTCATACAGTATTTGGCGATATCGAAATCAAACATGACCCGACACTTGACCGTCTTGGTTGGTCAAATTCAGGTGCATTGATTGCGCCAGACCGTCTAGTCCATTATGTATATTCTGCAGAGCATTCAGCATCAGACCGTGTAGACGGTGAAGAAGCAACACGTGATGCACTCTTGGTATGGGATGCTCTTGCACTGAAAGGCTCATGCCACATTTGGATTGATGGTGAAGGTGAAGTTGCAAATGAAGGTGCTGTTACATATGCAATGTGGGATAGCGAAGAAGCTCCTGAAGAGCCAACAGAAGGTAAGGTTTATTATCTTTTGGTTGATTGCCCGGGCATTAATACTTCAGCAATGAAGGGCCAACTTTGGCAATATAAAGATTCTAAGTGGAGCGAATACACCGGTGAAATCACTGCGTAATTTTCAATAATTGGTATAATTTTTTGGGTATTAAAGGCGGATGGAATGAAAAAACCGTTCGCCTTTATTTAAATAAAATTGAATAGATATGGTATACACGAGAAAAACATATGGCGTAAATGGCTTAATGGAGTGGCAAGCTAACATAAAGGCCGGCAAGACAACATTCAAAATTCCATTTACCGGAGGTGCGATGACTGCTTGGGGAGTAACACCGGCGGAGTACACGACAGATAATCCAATAATTCAGCATGCTATAGAGGCGAGCTCATTCTTTACTTCGGGACGTATTGTTGTGTTGAGAACAAAAGAATTAGCACAAGTGCCAAAAATTACATTGGAGAAGAATGCCGACAAGGATGCGACAGAACAAGATAATGCTACCGTTCCACAACCGGTTGAAATTAATCCAGAAATAGAAGAGGCACTCAAGGAGGCTCAAGAGATATCAGAAGTTGAGGTAGATTCAGATAAAACCGTCAAGGTTACGGGTATAGAAGATGCTGCAGAGTATTTGCATGAGACCTATGGTATAGCAAAAACAAAATTGCGTACTAAGCAAAGCATTAACGATGTAGCTACTGCTCAAGGTATTGTGCTTGTTTGGGAATAATAGAGCTTGATTATGGCAATATCGAGATATAAAGGAGGTCAAATACTAAGGGATGTTAGGGTGGCGATGGACCATAATATGAAGTCATCACCTTTAACAGCTTTAGGGGACGCTGATGCACTTAGTCTTGATGATGTTATTGCTTCAAAGATTCTAGATGCTGTTATCACTATTGAAACTTGTGCCCCGGTGTATCTTTTGGAGGTGGGTAGCAATTTTGCCGGTTCTAAGATTGCTGTTGCTAATGATGCCGTGCAACTAGCTTCATTGGATGATGAAGCAGAACAAGCTGTATCTGCCACTGAAAGTCTCACAACACAAATACAATGGGACTCAAAGCGCACAGGTGTTGGTAGCATTTTACTCCCTGATGATTTCTTGAGATTGATAGTCTTCAAAATGAGCGATTGGGACATTCCTGTTTTTGAAACAATAGATTCAACTGATGACGAATATCTTGTGCAGCGTTCAAAATATGGCGTGGCAGGTAATTCTGAACGTCCGGTGTGTGCTATAGTTCCAAGCTCGAATGGGAATAAATTAGAGTTTTATTCTTGTGAATCAAATGGAGCAACAATAGAGCAAGCTATATACCGTCCATATCCTACAATAGATAGCAATGGTGGTGTTGATATATCGCCCAAGTGTTATAGAGCAGTAATTTATCAAATAGCCGGACTCGTATTCTCTACTTATGGGGAAGAAGAAATGGCTAACAAAATGTTTGAACTAGCTAAAACTCAAATTTAGGAACAGTGGAAGACGAAGTTGATGACATATATTCAGATGATTATGACTTTTCAAAATTAGATGATGAGGCAGATTCTTATACGTTTGAAGAGGCAGATGAAAATATAAATACCAAAAGCTGGGCTGATGGTGAAGATGTGTCTTTTGATGAGGTTGAGGATAGTCAACAAATTGAAGATGACACAGAAACTGTCACGATGTTTCATTCTGTAAGAGATGAAATTTATAATAATCAATCCTCTTGGGAGGGATATGTCACCGATGATGCGTTAAATGTAGCACTGGATATAATAAATGGGAGCCAGAATATAGAACGAAGCTTAACCATTGGTGGAAACGCAGTTGTTAGAGGTAATACATTGGTAGACCATGATGTATTAATACGTGGTTGGCTTGTTGCGCCTAATATTTGGGGCCTTAAAGATTCGGTTAATGAATTAATTGAAGAGTATATTAATGAAAATCCATTTGAGGCACCATCACCATTTGCATTGACGGTGTGCCAAAATGGCCGTGAAATTGGGTATTATGATGGAAGTGATGTAGTTCGAGTCAATATTACTACGCCAATAAATATTAGCGAGCTAATTAATGACGCCGGATATATTACAATAGATGATGTCGCTGATTTTTTTAGCAAAAACAATGTTAATGGTGAATTTATAACCAAAGAATTTTTTGATGAATTATTTGAAAAAGTTTCTCTATCTGATGGTAAATATGCTATTAGAGCGAAATATGGACTTTACTCAAATGATTTTATCTCAGTAAAAGGGATAAGTAATTCTAACGGAGATACAGAAGATGGTACAACAACTACAATAGTTACAGATGGATATGTTCGCCTAGATACATGGGAAGAATATACTGATGAAAAATCAGGATATGTATTATCTGCCGGATTGGGAAAAGAGCTGAAGGATGAGTTAGATTCTTTAATACGCTCTTTAGAGAATTATGCGACAAAGGATTGGGTTGAGAGACAAGGATTTCTTAAAAACATTCCTGATAGTAGTTTTAATGGTGCGATTCACACTTTAACCATTCAGTTAAATAGTAAAGATATTGACTCATTTAATCCATTAACCGATGCAGATAAAACAATAAATATAGATGGAGTAGCTACAGCGGATTGGGTAAAGGACCAAGGATATCTCACCAAAATCTATTCACTGACCATACAGAAAAATGGAAACGATGTGGGGACATATAATCCCACATCAGAATC